CCTGTGGGCGCTGGGAGCACCGCAACCGGGGCTGGCACGCTTGGAATGCCGCCAAACGTGCGCTCAAGGAAGTCAGGGCCGCTGGTAGTGCCACCGGCTGCTGCTGACGCCGTACCGCCGCCGCCGCCGATGCGCGGCAAGTCAAGCTTGGGCACAAACGGAATGTTGACGCCAGGCAGCATGTTGATTGCTTTGATAATCAGGTTGATCATGTTGTTGAAACTGTTGACAATGTTTTCAAACACGCCGATGATAAAATTGCCCATTGCGACAAATGCGTTTTTGACGCCGCCTGTAGCTGCGACTAAAGCACCGAAGCCGACGACCAGCAGTGCAACTGCCGTGACGACCAGGCCGATTGGGTTAACTGCCATTGCCAGGTTGAGTGCAAGTTGGCTGATTGTGATTACTTTGATTGCGGCGTTGAGCGCCAGAATGCCACCGGCAAGCGCGCCTACGACAATCATGACTTTGGCGATGGTTTCGCTATTGTTTTGCGCGTATTGGGCGAACCGTTGCAGGTAGGGCAACAGCTGGGCGATGATCGGCAGGAATGCGGCGCCGATGGCTTCTTTGGTTTCGCCGATGGTCAGTTGCAGGCGTTTCATTTGGCCTTCGGCGCTGTTGGCTGCAACGGTCGCGGCGCCGCCGACTGTGGCGTTGAGTGCCTGCATTACGGTGTCGAGTGATGCGCCGTCTTGGATGAGGCCGCGTACTGACGGCACCAGGTTGCCCAGGGCTTTGGTGTTGCCTGCGTATGCCTTTGCCACTGCGTCGGTCACTGATTGCAGGTCTGTGCCGGTGGCGGCCGAAATGTCGAGCGCCGTGTTGAGCAATTCTTGGCTGTAGGTCAGGTCGCCTGTGGTCTGTACGAGCGTTGCGAGTGCCGGGCGTAGTTGATCGTCGGCGACGGCCGCGCTCATCATCGTTTTTTCGATGTATGCCTCGGCTGCGCGCACGTTGGCTTCACCGGCCAGCGTGTTTTTCTCAATGGCCTGGGCAAGCAGCTCTTGGGCTTTGGCGTCTTCCATCGCCGCTTTGGTGGCGTCGCCGATTACGACCGCTAGGCCGCCGATTGCGGCCGCTGCCGGTAGGGCAGCCTTTTGCAGCGCGAACTTGGCTTTCGCGCCTGCGCCTTCAAGATTCTTGAACTCGGCTACGGCTTTCTGTATGCCTTTGCCATCGAACTCGGAAATAATTGGGATTGTTACGGCCATTAGCGCACCAGTCTACGATTCGTCTCGTCGCTGATTTTGTCGGTCAGGCGCGTCAAGTTTTCGTTCACTGCATCGGCGTTGCGTTCATACGTCGGCCACATCAGTCGTGATGGCGCACCGTAGAGCTGCGACAAGGCTGTGGCGAGCCGGTTGCGGCTGCCTCGGCCCGCCATGTCAAAGATCGTGCCTGCCGGGCTTTTCATCGTCACGCTGAACACGGCAAGGCTGTTGCCTTTGCGTCGGTTGCTGAACCGGGCGATGATTGACTTGCTGACGGCGTTCTTGCTCCAGGGCATCAGCACGCCAGCCTTCCAGTTGCGTGCAAAGCCTGACAGCGGCAGTTCAACTACGCCTGCGCGCGCATCTTTCACGATCGGGTCGACGATTTGTTTGAAGTCGCGTTTGATTTCTTTGGCAAGCTCGGGCTCCATTTTTTGCAGCTCGCGCAACGTCTCTTTTACGCCTGCAATGGTGACGGTGGTATCAACGGCCACGTTTGTCTCGCTGTTTCTTCGCGATCAGCAGCACGGTCGCCAGGTCTTCCATGTCAAACTCAATGTCTGTCGGCCAGTACCCGGTAGCCAACAGCAGCTCCGCTAACTGGCGTCTGATGCTGCCGCTGCCGTAGGGTTTGCCTGCGCGACCTCAACGACGCTGAAATCCTCGACCGATTGCAGCCAGGCGTCATAGTCGCGGCTTTCACGCTTCTGTGCGTTCAGCACGTGCCACGCCATGAACATCAGGTCGTCAATGCCGATGCCGCCCTGCAGATCGGATGCGCGACGCTTGAACTTGCGTTCCCACGCCGCCGCTGTGGCGATGGTTGTTGTGACAGTTTCGTTGACCGGCTGCCCGGCAGGTGTCTTGAACGACACCTGAATCGTCAATTTCATGGGGTCACGTCTTCAACGAGCGTGCCACCGACCAGGGTGATTTCGACTTCGCTGAGCTCGCCTACGGTGCCGTTGACGACATCAAGCGACTCAAGGTAAGCGCCAGTGACCTGGAATTCGGGGTTGGTGGTGCTGATTGCCGAAGCGTTAGCGGCTTTGACTGCGACGTAGCAGCGCGTGCCGACGAGGCTGGTGAGATCAATGTAGGTGCCGGGCGTGCTGGTGTATTCCATCAGCAGGGTTGCCGTGACGGTCACGTTGGTGAGGCCGCCGGTGAATTGGCGGCCGGTGTCGCCGAACGACGACTGGTCGAGCGCCTCGCGCGCTTTGGTGACGACGACCGATTTGCATTGGTCGGTCAGATCAACGACGGATGCGAGCGCAGGGCCGATCTTGAAGCTTGGTGCGGCGAGGTACGTGGTTGCAACGGCCATGTGGTGAATCTCCTGTTGTCGGAGGCTCGCTGCAAGCCTGTGGGCATTCTAGTACGCCTATGGCGCGACTTTGGTGCTGATTGTCAGCTCGTAGGCCGGATACGCCTGGCCGCCGTAGTCAATGGTGGTTGGTCGCGCTTCGGTCAAGCCGATTTGTGCCTCGCGCACTAGGTCGGCAAGATCAAGCAGCTGGTCAAGCGTGCGGTTGTCGCCGGTGCCCTGGCCGACGATTACGACGCGGAATTGCATGTCTGCGACGACGTTGGAGGCCATCATGATGCTGGGAGCCTCAACGACGACGCACGGCACGTTGATGGTGCGCGGATCATCAAACACTCGCAGCCCGGTGATTTGTCCTAGCCGGGTGACGAGCTGGTCGTAGCCGGTCTTAAAAAGCGTGTCAGGCATCAGGCGACCTGCGGCTTGCCGACTCCGAGCAGACGCAAAATCTGGCCGTAGTTGCCGGTGACCGGGCCGCCGACTGCCAGCGGATCAAAACTGGCAAGGCCTTCCACGCTGCCTTTTTCGCGGTACAAAATTGCGGCGTATTGGGTGGCAGCAAGTTTGCAGTCGAGGCCGGGCACGGTCGTGGCGGAATCGAAGTACCCGGCCTCTTGCCTGCGACGGTAGCAGAATGCGTTGGATGCGCCTACGGCCATCGTGGCGACGTCTAAATCAGCGCTGGGATTGGTGAACGTGTATCCCAGGTAATCCTCGAGATCGCCCAGGGCAATCCACGTGCACGTAATTGAGTAAGTGGCTGTGCCGGTGGCTGCCGCACGTTCCAAATCGGCCGTGGTCAGCGCGAACAGCACCTGGTTGGTGATGATGCGCGCCGTGTCGTATTCGTAGTCGCCTTGTTCGCTCACGCCGCTGAAGTAATACTCGGGCAATGCCAAAATCTTGTGCGTGGCATTCCAGCCTGCACCGATACCGGCGAGCGTGATGCTTTGGCCAACTTCAAAGTTGATCGGCTCAAGCAGCTGAACGACAGCGACGTTGTCGGTCACCTGTTTATGGGTGACCGTGTACGTCGCCATCGTTCAGACTGTCCCTGGAGGAAGGAACTGGCTTAGGCGATTTCAACGAACTTGCTGGCGTCAATCATCAGCGTCGCGAGGTAGCCGCGGAACTTGATGATGCGCGACAGCGAGCCGTCGGTGGCCTCGACTTGGATGGCGCCCTTCTGCTGTTCGTAGATCTCAAAGCCGTCTGCCGCGCCGATGGCGAGGAAGTCGCTCTCGTAGGGGCACACGACGACCGAAAGGCCGAATGCGTTGGCCGACAGCGTGCCGGGCGAGACGTTGCCGAATGCGTTCATCGGGCCGATCTGTGGGAACAGCGGTCGGTCAGCGGTGTCGCTGAGCTTGCCCAATTCCGCCCAGAACGACGGTGACACGAACATGTGCGTCGGCAGGTGCGTGCTGGCGTTGAGGATGGTCTTTGACGCGTCGTAGATCCACGAGGCCCAGGCGGCCGGGTCGGTGGTGTCAAACGCGGCTTGCGTGGTCGTGATGCCGGCCTTGAGCGCGGCTTCAACTGCGTCTTCGGTCTGCTTGCCGTATTCGCGAGCCATGTCATCGAGCAGGCCTGCCAACACTTCGGGCTGCGTCCAGTCGATGTCTTCTTCGGACAGCTTGACGTAGCCGCCGTACACAGCCTTTGTGACGTCATTGTTTGACACCACGTAGGTGCCGGCGTCGAGCGGCTGGTTTTCGCCGTTGCTCAAGCCGATCGTGGTGTGAGTCGTGACCTTCGGGCGACGGAACACTTTGCCGCCGCCGGGCATTGCGCGCACGCCGATGGCATCCATGACCGGGCGACGACCGACCAGATTGTTGTAGACGCTGCCCACGATGGGCTCCGGCAGGATGCCAGGGGTCTCAACAGTGGTGACGTCGGGAGCTGCGGCGCGGATTCCTGCAAGGAACTCTTGCGCAACTGATCCGCCCTGGCACAGCTTGCTGACGTACTCAGCAGCGGTGGGCAGCTTGAAATCTTTCTTGGCTTCAGCCCAAATGAGCTGCGGTGCCGGCGCCGGGGCGGCGGCCTCTACTGCGGTTGCTTCGACCTTGTCAGACATTTGTGGTGTCTCCTCTTTTGGTTGTTCGGCCGCTGCAACATCTGTAATCGTAGCACCTTTGAAGGCAGGTACGGTCACGAGCGACAACTCTACCCAATCGGCGCGCGAAATGACCATCGTGCCGCGGTCGTCGTAACTGGCGTCGATCACGTTGACGCCGACCGACACGGAGTCAATGGCTTCGTCTTTGACCAGCTCGAGCATGTCGTTTCCGTCGCTGGTGTTGCTCAATTTGGCCGTAAAAAGCATGCCTTTGTCGGTGTCGAGGCGTGCCGTGACGACGCCGACCGGCTGGGTTGAGTCGTGGTATTGCAGCAGCTTGGGCTTCTTGCCGGTCACTGGCAGGCTGCCGCGCTCGAACTTGACGCGTGTGCCGTCGCTGACGGTGGCCTCGACTCCCCAGGGCACGGCGACGCCGGAAATGGTGCGCGGATTGTCGCCTTCCTCGGCGATGACAAACGTTTCGTTAGCGGTCAGTCGGATCATGAGTCGGTCTCGCTTTCTTCAGGTAGCTCCCGAGCCGGTGCAGCGTTTTCCGACTCGGGAGCGTTCTCGTATTCCTCCAAGTATTTCTCAATGTCAAGATACACGTACCTGCCGCGCGGCGTCACGTTGTTCATTGACAGCGTCTGGCTGATGCATTCGGCGTATGGCTTTGCCCCGAACAAATACAGATCTTGTCGAGCTTGCTGACTGTTTTGGTAAGTCATCCCTCCGCCGGTCGGTGCGCCGACCATGTACGGCGGAATGTTGGCAACGCGCGCCATTTCCAGCGCCTGATAAGTACGAGCTTCGGTCAACTGCAGTTTGCTGGGATCCATGTAGGACTCTTTCCAGTCGACGTACTGGTTGAGTGCCGCGATGGCGTTGTTGTTGCGGGCCGACGCAAACGCGGCCGCCATTTCTGACAGCTCTTCGGCGCTCAACGGCTCGCCTTCGGTTTGCTTGAGCACACCGGCTGGCGTCTGGTTGCGCGCGAAACGCTCGGCGCTGGTATCCAGGTTGATGTTGGTACGGATTGCTCGAGCGCCGGCGCTAAGCAAGCCCTGGATTGGGCTGATGAATTGCACGACGTCGTTGGGGTCAAGTTTGAAGCCGTTGAAATACAATTCTTTGCTGGGGCCGTACCACAACGGCCCGGCCATGTCGCGACTTTGCACATTGGAGGCTGGAATCCACGTGAAGCTGTTGGGGAAGCCATTTCCTAGCCGGCTGGTGACGATCCAGAATGCGCGACCGTAAAAAATCAGGTCATCGGTAGTCCACGACAAAATGAACGACCGCGTAACGTTTGGATCGGGTTGATGGAACCACACATCGTCTGGCAAATCAACGTCTTCGTAGTCGTCATTGACCCATTGTTTGGCGTATTGGTGCAGTTCTAGGCAGCCGATTAGCGAACAAATGAGATCACGTGCCCGGCTAACAGTAGGGATTTGCATGGCCTGCTGACGCGTAAAGTCGGCCGTGTAGGTCATGAAGTTGCCGACGTACGGATCACCTGCGGCGCCAGCAGCGCCAATGTCGGCGTTTGGTTTGTTGGGAACTGCGCGTTTAAACGAGAAGACAGCCATCGTGACTGTCAGTCTAAGCGCTGGATGCAATGACTGGTCGGTTCACCATCGGCCTGGGCTTACTTGACATGCCGATGCACCACACCAGGCAGCGCGCCAGCTCAATCGGGCCCGATGATTTGGTCGAGCTCAACGCAATGCTGCCGGGCGTGCGCACAGCGACCGCGCGACCGACGTGCTCGGCCAGCATCGTCTCGCCGGTGTGCGCAACGCGACCTTCGTTGATCAGGTTGCGTGCCATCGACGTCCAGCGCGTGATTTCCTGATAACCGACCAGCACACGGCGACGCTGCAAATCAGTAGGGCAGTTCGTGTCAAGCGTCGGCGTGATCGCAATCTGCAAGCCGGGGTTCGTCGACAGTTCACGGCGGATGTTATCCCACACTTGTGACACCGTTTCGCACATAAATGCGACAGTCGCAGTCAGGATCCCAGCAGTATTCGCGTTCGCACGCACTGCTACGTAGCGGCCGTCGTCTACGGCGACCTCGACCGCCAGCACGCCGCCCGGTTGCGGTGGCAACGCGGTACGCAACGCTTCCCATTTGCCTGGCGGCAGCCATGACAGTTCTGATTGCACCCATAGGTTGACACTGGAGCGTAGGAAGCCGGCACGGTTTGGCGATTTGGCTTCCTGCTCAATCGTGCGAATGTCGAGCGTGTGGCCGAGCGCCGGGTTGGAGTATTCCCATGCGCCTGGGCTCATCGGGTCGGCGTCTGGCGGTGGGCTGTATTCGGCCAAGTAAATGCCGGTGCTTTTGCCCTCGTCAATGGCGCGTATGCCTTGCTCTCGCCAACGCAACATCGCAACCGACTCTTCGGTACCTGCCGTTGACCACATCGAGCACAACGGATTGGGCCGGGCGCGTTGCGTCGGCAGCAAACCGATGTCAAGCGTCTCCGAATCAATGCCGAAGATTTCGTCAGCCAGGATCAGGTCAACGCTCATGCCGTGACCGGCTGAAGGCCTGGCGGCTTTGACGTGCCACACGCTGTCGCCAATCTTGATGCTGTTACGGCCGTAAGCCCACGTGGCTTTCACATCAAACTTGGCTTCAAGGGTCGGCGCCAAATCTTGAAATAGCGCAGTTGCCAGATCCAGCCGGTGCGCGGTGGTCAGAATCGTTTGCGGCCCGGCCTCGAGCGCGTATTCGGTCAGCCACCATCCAAGCAGCGCTTTGAGTGCGACCGTTTTGCCGTTTTGTCGCGCAACGCTGACGAGTGAGAGAGGGTTGCACCATCGACCGTGTGCATCCACGCTGAGCTGCTGAGAGAGAACGTGGAGCTGCCAGGGCATGAGCTCGACGTTGAGAATGCGCTGAGCCCACTCTGCAACATTTGGCCCATACGATCCGGCCGCATCCGAGACAATCGTTTCGATTCGCGGCAGGTCATGACCTTTCCCTTTCCGTTCCAGGGCTTTCCCTTTGGATAAAGAGAGAGATGGGCGCGGGG